CTAGGCAACATGTCGGCATGGTTCGGAAGCGATTCTCATCGTCAATCCTGTATGCTAAAAAGCATGCGAGAATGCTCAGAATGCGATGCAGGGCTAGAGAAACCAAGCTCTGGGAGATTCCCCCTCACATGCTCTGAAAGCTGCAGGAAAGCCAGAGAGAGGCGTTTGAGGAAACAAGAGACCAGCCATGACAAAGAGTGTTTTGTTTGTTCGACCCCTTTTGTTGCCAGCAATGTCAGAGCGATGTATTGCTCCATCCAATGCAAGTCAAAGCAATACGGGATCTATTTGAGAGAGAAGAGAGCGAAAGCTCGAGCAGAGAGACCGGACTTTGTTGAACAGGCATGCCACTATTGCAATCAGCCAGTTTGGAGATTGGCAACCAGGGGCGGCAAAGTGTCGCACCCGATTTGCAAAGATGCAGCCAGAAGAGACTGGAATCGAAAGAAAAACAGCAAGCGCAGAAAATACAGCTACATCTCTCAAAGCAAGTTCATGGAGATAAGCATCAGAGATGAATGGACATGTCACCTCTGTGGAGAGATGGTTGATGAGACCCTGCCCCGGCTAGCAAAGATGGGGGCATCGTTGGATCATGTTGTTCCCATCAGTAAAGGCGGAACCGATGAGCCTGAGAATCTGAAACTAGCTCACTTCATTTGCAATGTCAGGAAAGGAAACAAAGTTGCCTAACCCACCTAAGCCAAATGAAATCAAAAAGAAAATCGGCTCAAAGAATTACAAAGAACCGGTCACCGATGTGGAACTCCCAATGAGTGAAGAGACACCCAAACCGCTGAGACCGCTTGAACTATCTGGAGCAGCTCTATGGGACAGAGTTTGGAATGGTGCTCAGCTGTGGTTGAGTAAGAGAACAGACATTGAATTAGTTCAGTTGGTTTGTGAGCAGTTAGATGAGAGAGACCTTTTGAGAGCCTTTGTTTTAGAGAACATGGAAGCCTGGCATGAGAGAGCAGCCCTGAGACAGCTTGAGAAGGATATTGCAAGCAACTTGGGACAGCTTGGATTCTCACCAGCTGAGAGAACCAGGTTGGGTTTAGCTGAGGTAAAGAGACAGAGCAAACTTGAAGAGTTGATGAGCAAAAAGAATGGCTGATTACCTTGAACCCCGATGGCTAACACCAGTCCCCGATGAGGCAATCGCCAGGGGAGATGGTGAGCTTGCTATTGAATTCGCTGAAGCTTTTGGAGTAATCACAAAGGATTCTGTCGCAGGTCAAATGGGTTCACCAATCAAACTCAGAGAATGGCAGAAGGACATTTTCAGAAATGTTTTAGCTAAGGATGAGGATGACAACTATCGGCAACGATTGAACATCATTGGGACTCCCAGAAAAAACGGGAAGTCAGCCACCGGTTCTCTGTTCGCCCTGTTTCATTTGTTCTTGGGTGTTCGAGGTGGAGAGATTTATTCTCTGGCTAGCGATAAAGATCAAGCCAGAATTGTGTTTGGAGACACCAGGAAGATGGTTGAAGCGAACCCAGAGCTGATGGAGATGGTCAAGTTATATCGAGATGCGATTGAACTTCCCTCAACCGGGTCTGTCTATCGGGTTAGATCAAGTGAGGACTCAACCGCTGAGGGTTACAGCCCAACAGCCATAATTGCAGACGAGTTGCATTCTTGGAAAAACAGAAAACTTTTTGATGTGTTCTCTCTGGCAATGGGTGCAAGACCTAGCGCCCAGATGATTGCGGTGACGACAGCCGGGGTGAAGGTTGACCAGACCGGAGCTGAATCAATTGCCTACACTCTCAAGCAATACGGAGAGAAGGTTTCCAGAGGTGAAGTAAAAGACGATTCATTTTTTATGAGCTGGTGGGAAGCACCTCTTGAGCTGGACTATAAAAATCCAGAAACATGGAAATCTGCTAACCCTGGGTTTGGAGATATTTGCGCTGAGGCAGACTTTGAGAGTGCTGTCAGGCGAACCCCAGAGAATGAGTTCAGAACTAAGCGACTGAACAACTTTGTCAGCTCACAGGCAGCATGGCTTCCTTCTGGAGCTTGGGAAGATAGGGAATCAGATTTTCAGCTTGATTCAGATCAAGAGTATGTTCTCGGTTTTGATGGGTCATTCTCAGGAGATGCCACAGTCATTGTGGGTTGCACAATTCCCAAAGAGGATGAGACTCCAGCGGTGTTCATGGTCAAGACTTGGGAGAAGGATGAGAACATCCATGATCAGGATTGGAGAGTGAATATCCAAGATGTTGAGGAAACAATTCTGGAGTTTGTGAAACAGAATCCAAAGGTCAGAGAGATTGCATGTGACCCTTACCGGTGGCAGAGGTCTATGGAGGTTCTAGCGGATAAGGGTTTGCCTATTGTGGAGTTCCCTTCAACCAGTGCTAGGAGAATGATTCCAGCCTGTCAGAATCTCTATGAGGCTGTGGTTGATGGATTGATGGTTCATGATGGTGATCCAACACTCGCTAGGCACATTGATAATGCGGTTGTCAAAACTGATAACTTGGGAACCAGGATTGTAAAAGATTCAAGAAGTTCACAGAGAAGGATTGATGCGGCGGTGGCAGCAGTAATTGCCTTCAGTCGAGCTACATCAGGTAAGATGGAGGAAGAGCTTATTCCTCAGATATTTATTTAAGGTAGGAAATGGCAACACTTTTGCAAGCAGTTGGAGCAGTGGCAATCTCAGTAGGGCTTGGCATGATGTGGCTTCCTTTAGGGGTAGTCGCTGGAGGGATTCTGACAATATTATTCGGATTGGCATTGGAGCGTAATGTTAGGTAATCTCTTTGAGAACAGGGCGCTGAGCTTTCAGAGCGTATTTGCCAGCGGTGATTCATTCGAGCTACAAACAAAAGCCGGGACAGTAGTCAACCAAAATACCGCATTTCAGGTGTCTGCTATCTTCTCAGCCGTCAGCCTCATTTCATCAACAGTTTCAACATTGCCCCTTGATGTTTATATCCGTCAGGGAGGTGACAGGCGACCATTCCGACCCAGACCAGAATGGGTATTGCAGCCAGATGTGGACACCACTCGCTCAGCCTTTTATGGAGCTGTGATTGTCTCAATGCTTTTGGAGGGTAATGCCTTCATCAGAATCTATAACAATGACCAGGGTCTGCCGGTCTCATTTTCAGTTCTAAACCCCAACACAGTAACCATCAAACGCAATGGCATTGGACAGGTTATGTTTGAGGTTGAAGGTGAGGAAAGAGCATTCACATCTGATGAGATGATTTTCATTCCAGATGTGGTTCGCCCAGGTCAGATGAGAGGTGTCTCAAGGATAGAGGCACTAAAGGAAGATTTCTCACTAGCCCAAGCACTCACAAACTACTCAGCCAAATTCTTTGGAAGTGGAACTCACACTTCTGGAGTAATTGAGGTTGATGGGAATCTGTCAGCAGAACAGGCTAAGAACCTAAGCGACTCATTTGATGCAAGGCATCGAGGCTGGGGCAAAGCTCACAAGACAGCAGTTTTATCAGGCGGTGCAAAATACACCCCAACAACAACTGACCCTCAACAGTCTCAAATGATTGAGGCAAAGGATCAGTCTGTTGCAACCATCGCCAGAGCATTCAACATCCCTCCACACCTTTTGGGATTGGATAAGGGAATGAGCTATGCATCTGTGGAACAGAATAACTTGGCATGGATTACCCACTGCCTCAGACCACTAGCCACAAAGATTGAAAACGGCTTCTCTAAATTGATGAGTCGTTATCAGGGTGGAGAGAGAGCATTCCTGAAATTCAACATGGATGGACTACTCAGAGCGCAGGTAACTGACAGAACTCAGGCTTACTCAAGAGGATTGCAAGCAGGTTATTTGACTATCAACGATGTTCGCAGACTAGAGGATTTGCCATCGGTTGAAGATCCAAGTGCCGACACAGTAAGAGTCCCATTGGCAAATGTGAATGTCGAGAATGCAACAGTCAAGTCTCAGAGCGAAAAAGTGAAGATGGCTAGAGATTTGGTAATGGTCGGTTATGACCCTGAGCAGGTTCTGGAAGCCTTTGGATTGCCAGCCGTTGACCACACCGGTCTCCCCTCAGTTCAGTTGCAGGGTGTTCAGAACATCGACCCTGAGAACCCTGAGAGCGTTTATCCAGATGATGAGGAAACAGATGCCAATTCATAATGACCTAATCACCTTGAGCAATACAGCTGCAACTTTGGTTGTTGAGAATGACAACATGCCCCAAGAAGTCCACCTGCATAACATGACTAAAAGCTCAAACGAATATATCTATCTTGGAAATGCAGACATGACTTTGGCGAATTCATTGCACATAGATCCAGGCGAGAGCATTCAAATGATTCTTGGAGCTGGAGATGAACTGTTTGCAATGAGTGACCCTGATGGATTAGAGCTAGGTGTTCTAAGGATTACCCAGGACTAGACATGCCATATTTCATAACTGACAGACACCCTGACTGCGAGGGTTGGGCACTGGTGAAAGAGGATGGAGAGTTTATTTTCTGCCATCCAAACCAGCCAGCAGCTCAAGACCACATGATTGCAATTTCGCTCTCAGAGGACTTGGAGCCGGGTGGAGAGTATGAGGGTGACACTTTTAGAGATTTGAGGGCTGCATTGCCGGGTGACAAATTCACCACAGAGCAAGAGGCACTCGACAGAGCAGAAGAACTTGGATGTGAAGGCACTCATGAAATGGATGAGGATGGGCAAACAATTTACATGCCCTGTTCTACTCATGGGCGTTATGAAGAGCTGACCGGGACTGAGGGATATTCCAGAGCGCATGAACCAGGTCATCCAGATGTTGAATCAGAACCAGCACCAGAAGAGGATCAGATTGAAGGAAGCGATGAGAATGAACCTGGCTCAGCTTCAGGAGCAGGAAATGACATCGAAGTTTCAGAGCGAACAGAAGCAGCGCTTAGGAACAAAGTCAGAGATCACAATGAAGCGATGGAGGAAGCAGATCGCCCTGACTATACTCGAACAACTCTTGGCCAGCTGAAAGCGGTTTATCGTAGAGGCGCAGGGGCTTATTCAACTTCTCATCGCCCGGGAGTTTCGAGAGCTGCTTGGGCAATGGCTAGAGTCAATGCTTATCTATATTTGTTGGATAAAGGCGAACCAGAATCTGCAAACTATGTGACAGACAATGACCTACTTCCAGAGGGGCATCCAAAGTCAACTAGGAACATTGATGATTTAGAAAAAAGAGATGTTGATTTGACTCCCCCTGCTTACATGAGAGCAGCAGCTAGGAAAGGCATTGAACTATTTGAGCAAGGTCTAGCCGGTGATGGAGTAACTGAGCAAACAGTCAGAGAAGCCAGAGCAATGAGCAGAGGAAATGTTAGTGCCAGCAAATGGGCAAGAATCGCCCCCTGGATCGCGAGGCATCTCACAGACTTAGAGGCAGAACAAAATCAACCAGGAGGCGAAGGATTCCCAGGAGCAGGAGCTGTGGCTTTTTATCTTTGGGGTTCAGTCCCAACAGTCAGAGGCGCTGAGAGAGTTCAGAGTTATGCGGAGGGGATTGTGGATAGAATAGAGAGAGAAGCAGAGGGAAGAGCGAGAGGCGAAATGGCTAAAAAGTTTGAGACCCGGACTGTCGAGACAGATTTTGAAATCAGGCAGGAGGGCGATTCAATGACATTCAGCGGTTATGCTGCTTTGTTTGATTCCCCTTCCCACCCATTACCATTCACAGAGAGAATCAAGCCAGGCGCTTTTAGTCGCTCTCTAAAGAGCAGGAACAATGTTTTCATGTTCTATAACCATGACAGCTCAGAGATTCTGGCATCATCCAGAGCAGGAACATTGCGACTAGAGGAAGATGCTAGGGGTCTAAGAGTAGAGGCTGATATTGCCCCAACCTCTAGAGGAAGGGATGTTTCAACCCTCATAAAAAGAGGCGACCTTTACGGCATGAGCTTTGGATTTTCAGTTCCGACTGGTGGGGATGAGTGGAATGCAGAAGGCACAGAGAGAACTCTCAACAGCGTAAGGCTTGGGGAAGTTTCGATTGTTGCAAGTGCCGCCTATCCTCAGACAGAGGGAACAGTTTCAGTAAGAGGTTTGGACAGACTAGCCCTGAGAGCAGATGTTGATGCAGATGCATTGGCAGATGCTTTGGTAAAGCTGGAGACCGGTGAATCAATATCAGACAGTGACAAAGACATTCTGAACTCTGTCATCCAGACTCTCTCACCAGAGTCAGAGGCAAAAGAGCCAGAGGACATGACTGATAAAGATATGCTGGAGCTAAAGAAAAAGAAATTAGCCCTAATGATGAAAGAGATGGCATGACAAAAGACCAAATCAAAAAATGCATGCTGGATGCAGTAGGCAACCCAGGTGTTGGATCTGTATATCAAGCAGCAGACAAGATGGCTCAAGCTGTCCATGAGTGTCTAAACTCAGAGGGCAAAGAAGTCAAAGAGAGTAAAAAGACCGACAAGGTCGAAAAAGAAATCCGAGTTGAAGAGTCCGAAGAGACTAGATAGCGGTTTCTTTCCCCTCCA